AATATCAACCCCCTCGGGGATTGTCATTGGCAGATTTTCTGCATAGGTTCCTGCAAATACGTTGATGGCAGCAGGAGCACTTACATTAGTAAGAGCATATCCAATGGTTCTCCATGCCGTTTCAAGAGTTTTACCATCACCATCAGTGTCACTACCGTTTTGACCAACGTAGTAGTTGTCTTTTTGATTACCAAAATATTCCCAGAGTGGATCTGTTCCATCACTCTGCAGAACCATGCCTTGAGATCCAAGTCCAATTCTGGTAGGAGCAGATGCACTTCTGGTGAGCAGGTCACCTCTATCAGTCAGAACAGCACCACCAGCACCAGCAGCAAGTTGTTGCCATTGAGAAGGACTTACATCTGGCTGATTACCAATAGAAAGAGTAGAAATACCAACGTAAGAAGAACTAGTATAAGTTACAACATCGTTTCTATAGTATGTGGTGGAAGTGCTCCATGCACCCTGATTCCTCAGACCACGGGCAAGAACAGCCCAGTTATCTGCAGAAGTAGCAGCACCATCAGGAACAATACCTGCAGGAACAGAAGATGCAATAGCAATATAACTATCACCACCATAGGTTACTACAGTGCCTTGAGAATATGGTACTGCATTGCTATAAGTCGCAATACCAGATGTAGAGATTCCTGTTACAAGAAGATCCCAGTCAGCACTGACATTGGGATATGTGTTGGAAGCAGCAATTGCTGTAGAGGCAAGATAAACATTGCCACTATATGATGCTAAATCTCTAAGTTTATAGTCGGTAGTAGTAGAGAAGGATGTTACGTTACCAAAACCCTCAACATAAGGGGTAAAGTATGCATTGGTAAACGCCGTTCCTACATGTGGTGTAAGAGTTCTGTAGAGAACACCACCGTAAGAAACTACATCGTTTGGACCGTAATAAGTTCCACTGGTAAAGATGCCAACACTATCAACACCAGCAACCATCAACTCCCATCTTGGAGTTCCGATGTTGAAGTCAGTTCCGTACCAACCATCTGCAGTTCCTGCCGATGTGTGGTTTACAACACAAACGTATACGTTACCACCGATAGAAACTACATCATCGATGACGTATGCCGTGGAGACAGTCCAGTCACCCCTCCAATTAAACTTAAGTCTTCCAAGTCTAAATTCAGCCATTGTTGGTTCTCGTTATACAGGTCCAGAATAAGTGTGGATACCAGTTACTTTTAAAACAAAGTAACCATCATCATCTATAAAATAATTTAAGTTACGACTGTCAAATCGGAACTGTTGATATTTATCTTGTGGGTGATTGAAGAAAGATTTTTCTGCTGTTGTTTCAAGCACGTAATCTTCGTAATCACCGAACTCAGGAACCTGAGTTCCGTCACTTCTAATACCAACGTCAACTCCAGTTTCAGTTGATGCACTGGAAACCTTGGTGAGGTAAAGCATACCTTCACCGTCTCTTCTTAGAGCATACACCCAGTAGCTATTAGATCTACTGATGTCTCCTTGATATGATCCGCTTTGTGAAAGTGCCATTTAAGTTACCGATGCCATTCTCCAGTTTGTTCCATCATATATGATTTTCATCCCTGAATATGCCATGTCAAGATATAGTGGGAACTCGTCTAGATTTCCCCCAACATCATATAAACCAATACCAGGATTGATGACAGTAACATTATTTATATTCCAATAACCATTGTAATCTACAAATTCAATGAACGATCCTGCAGTCAAAAGTGAAGTTGGCATGGTCAATGTGATAGGACCACCACTTGTATCAATGACATATCTTTTATTTGCGGTGAGTAGTTCGTCAGCACTGACAACAGTGTATCCAGCACCACCCGCAGCAGAATCTGCAATTACACTAATTATTCCACCAGAATTGATATAGATTTTAGTGTCTGGTATATTAACACCAATTTCACCATCAGCTAAATCGGCAGTTGTTGGAACACGACCTACAACATTACTTCTTTTTGGCTTGAAAATGCTAGCCATTCAAAATCTGTGTATTTATTAGTCTGTATTATTTAGACCTTCATGCAATCAACCCCTAGAGACAAAAAAATCTGGGAAAATTTTTTTCCCAGATCTTGAAAAGAAAAGATGATTTTCGTTTTAGAAGGAGGGAACTACATCATTTCTAATTCCAGTTTCTGATGTATCCATTTCCTCCCAGACTTCATTTAACCTATCATACAGTGCTGCAACACTACCATATTCTTTGGCAATGTAGTTTTCTTCAGTAAGTTCTAAAAGTTGAAGTGCTGAAAGAATAACACCAACTTCCTGAACGTTTAATTTAAAATTAACTTCTTTCATAATCAATAATCACAAGTACATTGCTTTTTCCGATCGTCTTCAGCATCTAGTTCAGCACGTTTGGTATAGTACTCTGCTTCACGCAGGTTATACTCACGACACTTCTCTTTATCGTTTTCGGTTGCCGCACGTTCGCACATTGCGTCCATTTCTTCTTCAGTGTATTGAGTAGAAGGTTCTTCATAGGACTCCCAGAAATCGTGCCAATCCTTTCCTTCTACTTTGGGAAACTTTGCTCCAGCAGCATCGTACTCATAGTTATCAAACTCATGAGCAGAGGCATCAAATACAGAAGGACGATGACCCTTCAGTAGAGAAAGAAGTTCTGCATTCTTATCAAAGTTATCCTTATGATACTTTACATTAGTCTCAATACATTTGACGACGACATCATAAACTTCTTGAGAAGTGACATCCTCAGTAGTAATGGCATCATGAACCCAGTTCTCAAGGTGCTCAAGAACATACTTCTTGTAAGTTTTGTTAGACAGCACGGGTCTTCCTTCGATTGTCATCATTATACTCCTTTTTTGGAGGTCTGTAAAGGTTCGGCCAAGTATCTATAATGATTTCTCTAAGTTTTTCAGGTGTCTCTGAACTAATCATCCGAAATACATTACACTAAGAGTGAATACTAGGAAAATAATAACGGTGAATATCATAAGACCTATGCCTGCCCAGGTCACCCAGTTGGGCATAGGTTCATACGGTCTATTGTTGGACACTTTGCCTTTCAAAAAGAATATGATCTGCTTGTTCAGGTCCAAATACCTGCAACTTACGACGTTTCTCTGTGGTGTTAGAGATAATCATTGCTGCAGAAGTAATCGGAGGAGCAAGACTCAGAGTGATTCCAGCATCAACAACAGCAAGAGGGATAGTGACGGCAGCAATACCAGTTGCAATCCAAGTCGGTTTCCAGTGATTAGTTTTTGCTGAGTAGTAGATAGATGATATCGGAGCAACAAAAAGATGTCCAACTACAACTGCCCAACAACGCACTGCTGCTTGTTTTGCTTCACTTATTTCTTTTCTTTTATTTTGATATTCTTCGTAGTCCATAAAAAAAGGAGGGTTACCCCTCCAAGTTTATCACAGAGCATTACCTCTTGGCAAGACTTCCTCTGGGAACACAAAGTTCTCATGAGGTTGATCGACAGGTGCCATCCAGGCACGTAGACCTTCATTCAATAGGATGTTCTTGGTATAGAACGTCTCAAACTCAGGATCTTCTGCAGCTCTAATTTCCTGAGATACGAAATCATACGCTCGTAAGTTAAGTGCAAGCCCAATAATACCGATACTACTGGTCCACAATCCCATAACGGGGACAAAAAGCATAAAGAAATGAAGCCAACGTTTATTACTAAAAGCAATACCAAAAATTTGTGACCAAAATCTATTAGCCGTAACCATAGAATAAGTCTCTTCTTCCTGAGTCGGTTCAAATGCTTTGAAAGTGTTTGCTTGTTCACCGTCTTCAAACAGAGTATTCTCTACTGTAGCACCATGAATGGCACAAAGTAAAGCCCCACCAAGAATACCAGCAACTCCCATCATGTGGAAGGGGTTGAGTGTCCAGTTATGGAAACCTTGGAGGAACAAGAGGAAACGGAAGATTGCCGCAACACCAAACGAGGGGGCAAAGAACCAACTAGATTGCCCGAGAGGGTACATAAGGAAAACGCTGACAAAGACAGCAATCGGACCAGAGAAAGCAATCGCATTGTACGGTCTAATCCCCACTAATCGTGCAATCTCAAACTGCCTGAGCATGAAACCTATAAGAGAGAAGGCTCCGTGGAGCGCCACAAAAGTCCAGAGTCCCCCAAGTTGGCACCATCGGACGAAATCCCCTTGAGCCTCAGGACCCCAGAGAAGCAGAAGAGAATGACCCATAGAATCTGCTGGAGTACTAACTGCCGCAGTAAGAAAGTTTGCACCCTCAAGATAGGAGGATACAATCCCATGAGTGTACCAACTCGTAACGAAACTTGTCCCAGTAAGCCAACCACCAAGAGCAAGATAAGCTGTGGGAAAAAGAAGAAGTCCAGACCAACCAACAAAAACGAAACGAT